ACTAATCTGTTGTAGCCAAAGCACGTTCCTCTCTCTGTCAACATTATTTTCTTGTTCTCATGAAGCTCTATCTTCTCGACCACGTTCTTTATATCTTGAGGTGCAAGGAACTGGCCTTTCTTAACGTTTATGAACTTCTGAGAATCAGCACACTGTTGAATAAGAGATGTTTGTCTACAAAGAAAAGCAGGAATCTGAAAACAATCAACTACTTCATTCATCCACGTGGTGCAAGTAATTATTGATACTTGTCTCGTCTCATGAACATCGGTAAGTATTGGAAGGCCTGTTACACTTTTTACTTCTTCTAATATCTCTAGACCTTTAAGCAAACCAGGGCCTCGAAAGCTAGAAGATTTTGTACGATTTGCTTTATCGTAACTGGCCTTAAAAATAATACCAATACCTGTCCTTTCTCTGATCTCGCAGAGTTTCTTTGCAATTTCTAAAGTAAGACCTTTCTTCTCCTCATCTTCTATAACGCAAGGTCCTGCAATTATGAAAAGAGGGGTCCGCTGTCCTACAGTAACATCCCCAATTTTGAAACTAGGTTTATACATCTTTAGTCTTTGTTAGCAAACAGATGCAGCGCAAGACCAATCCAAATAATAGGAAGAGCTGCCGTCAGACCTGCACGAAGATCTATCTGTCTTGTAAAAACAAAAATTGAACTAACAGTAAGTGCAGTCAGGACAACATAATCAACTACTTTGTTATGAGTGAGATCCTGCACCCACTGGGAAATCGTTTGCTCATGTTTCCAGACCAGATACAGATCAAGAAGTCCGGCCAGAAGTAAAGCAATATAAGAAATCCCAATCTCTCCAAAAAGAAACAGAACAAATGCTGCATCTAATAACACGGCTCCAAGTACTTGCTTTTTCATCGTTCATCTCCTTTCTTTCTAACAAATTAATTCATATATTGCAAAAGAAGGTCAATCCCATTGATCCTACCATTTCTGCCATTCCCATCTTCTGCCCCTTATTATTTCTCTTACTCCGTACCAATTATAATTAGCATAATATAGAAAAACAATAATACTGCTATTAGTATAAGCATATTATCCACGATTTTGTCCTTTAATTTCTTCTCTTGTATCATATGACACAAAAGCACAGGAAGAAGGATAATCGCTAAAAACTAATCTGTACTTTCCATTACCGCTAATTAAACCTGAAACATGATCACCAGATATTTGTCCATCTAGCCCTTTAGAAGCTCCGATTATAGTTCCATGTTCGTCTGAAATAATTATACTCTTTTTATTGACAACAGGAATAACAGGAAGAGTTCCAGTAGCTGAGTTCAACTGTTTATTATCAATAATAATCCTCGCGTTGTTAATCCTTTTAATTCCTGATTTCTGTTGAGCAGGTTTAGTAGAACTACTTAAAGGAACTATTTTTGGTTTCAGTTGATCAGTAACAATCTTTGAAGAATCTACTGTTGGCTTCAGAATAACAGATTTACTTAACTTCGAATCTATACTCTTTAAGAGATCTATTATTTGCTTTAGATAATCAATAACTTCCATCTCTTACCCTTTCTTTCTATAATTTAAGAGATAACAGAATGAACTTTGCAAGAGACTCAGCTTTCACAGAAGGCAAAGATATCTCACCTTCAGCAATTAAAGAAACCATTCCATCATCATAAACTACAACAACCAATTTCCCCTGAGAAGATGAAAAAGTCCACGTGCTTATCTCGGAAGGTTTATATTCACTCATCTTAAGTTCCACATCTGCAGGAGCTTCACTAACTATTATTCTCTTACCACAATAAGAACAGAACACATAATGATTATCCTTAGGTGTCCCACACATCAACTGATGTACATTATTACAAGAAGTAAACCAAGCATCCTCGAACTCTCTGTATGACCATGTACAAGTAGACATTACTTCTTACTCCTATAATCTGTTGCGTAGAATCCTGACCCTCTAAAAATTACTCCGCCACCTGACCCGATCAATCGAATAAGAGCTTTCTTTTTACATTTTGGGCATAACTGAAGTGATCGAGATTTGATAGATTGAAAACACTCAAATTTGTGATTGCAATTTTTACACTTATATTCATATGTAGGCATAATTTCTCAGTTCCACAAAGTTTTAACTATTTTACCTGTACTACTGAGAATATTCACCTTCATTCTACATTTAACTTTAACTCTCTTAACATTTAAATGTTCATCATATACAGGAGGAGGATAATGAATATAACCTTTTGCAGTCATAAAAGGCTTTCCTGTAAGTTCAACAAATTCAATCCAACCTTCTTGTACATTACATCTCCGGATAGTAAAAGGATGCCTAGTATTATTATACTTAATCACCTTAAAAGAAAAAGCATTTACAAGAATACCATTAAAGTATCCTAACTCTTCTTTGCTACTGTAATCCCAAGTAATAGATTTTAAATCCTTTAAGCTCAGTTTCTTGGATTTCATTTTACTTTCCATCTTTTGTAATCAATTCCTCTTTAGCTATTATTTTTGTTTCTAAGAATTTTTCGTTCCATACCTTTTGATTTCTCTCCTTAGCCAACCAACTATTGAAATTTCTTTGTGTACCTTCATTAATACCTACAGGGAGATAAGAAAGCGTATCAAGATCATACACGGGTGTTATTTTCTCTGACTTCTTTTCTAAAATCTTTTTACTCTCTCTCACTTTAAATTTCTCTTGAAATTCATTAAGATCAAAATCTTCTAATTTCAATATCTTCTGATTTAAATAATTTACAACAGCGACCTTATCAATTCCTTCAATATTCTCTAGCATACCTAACATCTTAGTTATTACGTCTACTCCAGAATCAAGAGATGCTTTCAATGACTCTTCTTCTGCTGTTGATGTCTCGGACATATGAACTTCAAAAAGATTTGAATCTGGGTCCATATTCATGTAAGCAAGATGAATCTGACAAAGTCGAGTAATTCCATTCTTGATAGCTCTTTGCAATCTACGTGCAGATCTAGCAAATCTAATATCAAGTTTTTCTATGGCTTCTGAGCCAAGAGCTCCAGATGCTTCTTGAACAAAACCTCCGAGCAAACTCAGAGGACATCTAAGTGCACAAGCAAGCTGATTCCTAAGCTCTTCTATATCTACTATCCAGCGAATATCAGCTTCTCCTCCCACCTTTTCATAAGTAAGATCTCCTGTATCTCCCCAAACAGGAATAAATACATCCTCAATTGTGCTCATAGGATTAGCTTTACTATCGAAGTTAGAATTATCAGAAGAAATATCAAGAGCTCTTGCCCGCTTGAGTAACCTAGCAGTTTGGTCTACCACCTCAACCACTGCTTCCATATTAGTTGAATCTACTCTCAACTTCCAGATATATCGAATAATTCCCCTCGTCAATCGAGCTAGGAGCAAACTATCTTCTGCTAATCTTAATCTCCTATACACAGGAAGTGCATTTATCAAAAGAGATGTTCCATATCGAGTAGTTGCTTGTTTAGCTTCCATCCCTCCAAGAAGATACATTGTACGGAATTCTGAATACGTCTCATCTCCATACATCCCTCGCTTCTTCCTTGCTCCGAGTAATCTAAAATGTACATACTCCCAAGGTGGGACCAGTTTTTGCTCATCCGCTAACTGTCCTAATGGAGTCTGATAAAATCCTATAAGAATGCCTTCATGATCTACTCTACTAACATTCAAAGGATGAAATCCATCTTCTACATTAATAACTCCGTGACCAGGAACTCCATTCACTTTTACAAATAAGTTGCCATACGAGCCAATCGTATATGCCCAATCGAATATCTTCTCCTCTACTCCTAATATCTCTTGAAGAAAAGTATTTAGAATTCTTGCATACTTCGGACTCTCTGATGTCACCCACATACTTGCATTGTGCATCGCTGAAAACGTCGTGCTGTAATCAGCATATAGCTCAAGAGCGCTCCCAACCAACCAATGATTGAGAGCTCTATCTATCTGTCGATACAGATTTTCCCTGTCCCATCTTATCTCTACATCTTTCCGAATATCTTTTCTTAACTCACTAAAAGTTAGACCAATCCTTTTAATAAGATTTTTATCTTCATCAGTAAGATGTTTCGCCTTGGCCACATCAGCGGGGACCATGGGCGGTTTCTTATAAAGATCAGTTAATAATTTAAATGGATTTTGCATTTCTTATATCCTTTGAACATAGTATAAATAAGCTAATTCTTACCGCCTGGCGTCACATACATATAAATCCGCAATAAACACAATAAAGGAAATTTATATAATCAACTTATTCTTCATCTTCTTGATTATCTCCGAAAACTTTTTTATTAATCTCTTTAAAGATTTTTTGAACAATATCGTTATTAAATTCTTCAAACTCTATAATCGGAATATTCTTTTCTTGAGCAGCTCTGATCTCTCTCTTCATCCCTGTACTAAAATAACCTTTATTCTTCCACACAAGAAGAAGATCTCTTTCTTGAACGAGTTTACAATCTCCATCAAGAATATCCCATACAGTAATCCTACCGCTCCTCCATAAAATCTGAACCAGATCATCTTGATCATGCGGAACATAAAGATTTAGTAACTTACCGAAGTACTCTCGCAATTGAGCACCCATCTTCTTCCCTGCTCTGATATTCTCATCAATCTCTTTTTGAGAAGCATCACTACCTTTCTCTCCTCTAATGGAAGAAGAAAAATATGCCTTTACTTGAATTGTTGGTTTAACGGCCATCTTATTTCCCCTTATTTTCAAGAACCATTTGACAGACATCACAACCCCTCGTATATTTTGAATGCTTTAGACACTTTTTTGGAATGTAAGAAGGCATATCATCAAGTTCCTCTGGAAGAAGCCCCCGGCGTATCATTTCTCTTATATGAAGATAAACCATCCAATTCCAAAATGCAGAAGCTGCATGATCTTCACTTTTATCCCCTTCTTGTTCTTGTCTTGTATGCCTCTTGATTGAATTAAATACTTCACTTAAAGGCATCCCCCTTTCCCAATTCCGAGGAGTATAACCAGCTTCTACTCCTCCTTCACAATGCTTCGCAAGCAAATCTTCTGCTATAGGAGATACAAGAACCGGTGTCCCCTTCCCTTTAGCAAACTGTCTTAAGGCTCCAGTAGAAAACTGTCGTTTCTGTTCAGGAACAACTTTAATTTTACTGGTTTTTGTTTTCTTCACCATCTTGTTCAACTCCTTCATTACTCTTTTTTGACTTATCTAGAAACTCTTCTACCCTTCCAGCAATTTCCTGATCTGCTAACTTTTTAAAATATTCAACTGTTCTAAGAACCTTTCTTCTTCCCATGCCTCCCACCTTATCAAATAACTTCAAACCCTTTCTTACGAAGAGTATAACGAATTCTATTTAATGAATCCTTCAATTTCTGATGTACCCAAGTTTCACTATGACCAACCAAAGCAGCAATAGCTTTTATTTTCATATTATCTACATATCGTAAAACTAACATTTTATACTCTAATAAAGAAATAACACCTTCTTCAGTAAGTTTCTGATATCTTTCTGCCAGTAGCTGTGATTCAAGTTCTCTATAAACAGTTTCTTCAGGTACGATAGGATCTCTCAACTCATAAGGTTTAAGAAGATGACATCTTTCACTAGATTTTCTACAAAAAGTATTCATTTCAGATTTCATATAAGCAATAAGACGAGCCTGTAGTATTGCTCCGGATTCACTCTCTAAAGCACTCTCTATTCCTTTATACATTCCTACTATTGCAGAATGATAAAGATCTTGTGATTCAACATCATAATACTGAGGATGAGTATCTTGAAACTTTTTAACAGTATATACTATTAAATCATCTAATCTAGCAAGAATTATTTCAAATACTTTCCGATCTTTACTCTTTTTGTACTCAAAAACTAAATCTTTAAGAATTTGATGTATTGCCTCTTCGCCCATCACTAAATCCTTTTAAATAAATCTTTGAAACTATGACCCTCATTCTTCTTATTATCTTCAGGTTTCTTCTCTTGAGATCTAGTATCAATCAAATCTAGAAGTTTTACTTGTTCACTAGGAGCAGGTGTTTTAGACCTTTCAATAATTTTCTTCATAAACTCGATATCGGGAGGAACTTCACAATACTTGATTGCATTTATAACACTTCCACAAACAGCATCAGCACAATCTTTGCTACCTTGCAAAACAACTTCTCGTGTATTTCCATCTTCAAGAAATTCAATATCAGTTACTTCTTCAGGATGATCTACTTTATTCAAAACTGGATCATCATTCAAATTAGCTAACTCGAAATGCAAGTACTCATTTCTATGACAAACCCAACGCTGTTCCTTTATCAAATCTCTAAACTCCCGATAAGATTCTGGACTTCGATCTACAGAAAAATATTCACACTTGATTCCTGCTCTTGTAAGAATTTGTATTGAATCTTCACTCATAGATTTATGATCAAAAGTACAAAGTACGATATTAAATTTATATATATTTTTCAAATCTATAATCATTTTTCTTACTTTATTAAGAGGAATCTTATCTCCTGAAGGAGCTCTCAATCTAAGAACAAAATCAGTTTCTACAACAGGAAGTTTTACTGTTTTAAAAACTCCATCTTCTGATTCTTCTGTTTCTTTCTTCCATCCTTTGATACAGGACATTGCTATTCCAAGAGCATCTCCATCACCTGAAAATGCAATATCAACATGAAGATATCTTGGAGCATTCCGAGGAACTCGAACTTTATTTAAATCAAAATAATTAAGAAGATTGACATCATTGTCATCAAAACCTACTGTAACAGTTAATTTCTTAACAGGATCTTCTTTCGAAGAGTCATAACAATCTACTATAAACTTTTCTGAAGAAAACAATTTACTCTTCCTTATATAAGAAACCGCAATTCCTGCATAATCTCTAAGACCTCCTACGATATCTCTCTGAAAAACTTCTTTATATTCAATAGGAACACGAATAATTCTAAAACCACTTCTAGTTATTTCTTCAATATTGTCTTCGGGTCCAAGAATTCTTGAAGGAGTATAAATATCTCCTATTACTACAGGAAACTTTTCTCCAGAATAATTCGTTGAAGGTTTTGCTTCCCAAATAGGAATATCTACAATATATACTTTCTTTGAATTTTGCATCTTAGTTACAAATGTATTAAGAAATGACATCTGCTCTTGTTTTGAAGCCACTAAGAAAAATCGTCCTAAGCTTCTCCCATCAACAACAAATCTAGATTCAAACCTTCGAGCTGTATTCTCATATGCTTTAAGAACTCTAAGTCGTTGTTTTTCTGATTCATTTGGGGCATCCACTTCATCCATCAAAGCTAAAATAACACTGGAACCAATCGTACCGAATCCCTTTGCATACGGAGAACCTAACTTATATTCAAACAAAGGTATTTCTAACTTAGGATGTGAATGACCTGATACAACACCTTGTTCTAAAAACCAAGGAGAATTAAGTAAATGACTCTGTAAAAGATTATACCCTTCGCTCTCTCCTAATGATTTTGTAAGATTAAAGAAAACTATACTCATCCGTCCTCCAGACTTCAATCCGAAATAATTCCAAGGATCTTTAAGGAGGAGTATCCGATACATAATATAGAGCATCCCAAGAACAGCATTTACTGTCTTTCCTATTCCTATTGCTCCTGTCAGAACTACTAAATATCTTGAATCCTCTCTAATAATATTTTTTAATTCTTTACGCCAAACAGAATAAATTGAATTCCCTCTTCCTGTAAGTTTTCCAAGAAAATAATCATTAGAAAGAAACTCAGCTATCGAAACAGGCCGCTTCTTATATAACTGTTGATACTGATAATCAAGAAATGTTTCCAGTTTTCTTCTTCGATCAATCTTTTTCATCTTCTCCATCCTCAAGAAGCCTTTCTACATCTTTAATTAGTTTTTCTCTCATCACAGGTGTAAAATCTCTAGTATCATCAAGAATCTCTAGTTCTTTAGAACTAACGTGTTTAGCTTGTGGAGGTTCTTTTACAGTAGCAATGAGATTATAATTTGTTATTCTTTTAACTTCTTCAGGAGTACTAGCAGAAAAACCTAAATCCTTCAGAGCCTTTAACAACAATTCTTCATCCTTTCTCATCTCATCTAAAATCTTCATCCGAAGTTCATAAATACCTGGCTCTTGTAATGTCATAATCTCACAAACGTTTCCACATCTTGGATCTAGACAGATATATTCAACTTCCCCAGCATCACTTCTCCTTTGTCCTACAAAAGATTTGTGACAAACAGAAACTTCAATTTCAGAAGCACCTTCAAGCTCATCTAACCATTGCTGACAACGAGCTAACCTCTCCTGTGCTCCCATATGAAGATACTCCATGAAGTTATAACATGTGTTAATTCCCCAATCTCTTTTTCGCTGCTTCTGAAATTTCTTAATAACTTTTTCTATATAACCAGGATCTATACTACAGTTTCGATAACCTGGAAGTTTTCTCAGACCTTCTAGTATCCTACTAACATTTCCTCTGTATCGAAAATAGAAAAATCTTATATTATCTTCAAGAGAACGTTTTTGAATTGAGTTAGACATTTCTGGCCTTTTTTCTTTCTACTAAGTAATTCTTAACACCTGTAAGTCCTAAAATAACTCCCATAATAGTCATCCCAAACATTCCTTTGTACAGACACACAACAACTTGAAGAGCAGATCCAATAATATACAACAACCAGGCCCGATAGAATCTTGTAATAAGATTCAAACTAACAACAACAGATATACAAACTAATACATCAAATATTTTTATCAAACATTCCCAGTTCACCTTAATTTCCCCAAAACCCATAAATATCAAGATAGCCACAAAGGATTATTTCATACTCTTTCCCATCTAGACCTTTCGCAGTAACTCTCCAAGGAACTGTTACATCATATCTTACTCTTACTCCAGGTTTCAACTCAGGAGAAGTAGAATGCCACTTCCCTTTATCATCTTGATGCCCAGGACCTATACTCAGAAGTGTTCCAATGCCTTTCTGATAACAACTCCTAAACTGTTCCGGAATCTCAATCAATCTCTTATTACTTTCATATCTTTCAGGAGGTAGGTCAGGAAAAATAAATGCTCTATCAAGAATCGCTCTGTACGGAAATATCAATTCTCCTTTTTCATTATGCCAAGGTGTTTTCATTTTATACTCCTTCTACACTTTCATCGATATATGTTGCAATGTTACCTTCCGATTCTTGAACATCAACTCTATAACATTTTGAAACTCTCATACAAATCCAACGAGCAAGATTCTCCGCAGTAGGACGATCATCCATTACGTCATTCAAGTACTGATGATCAAAAGTATCATGAACAAGAGATTTTATTTCTGTAAAATCAACAACCATCGAGTCTTCAAGTTCATGATCTCGACACTTGCAATAGATTGTCACAGTATAATTATGTCCATGAAGTGAATTACACTTACTCGGATAAGGAAGGTTTAATCTGTGAGCAGCAGATATTTCAAGCGTCTTCTTGAGTAGAAACATCATTTCTCCTTTCTTCAATTAATTCATACAAACAAGGCAAAGAACGATAAGATTCATGATAATCTAGTCCACATCCTACTAAGAACTTATCTCCTCGATACTCATAACCAACAACATCAGGAACAGGATAATTAGCTTCTTCTCTGAAAGTAACTTTATCTACTAGAACAGCCGTTCGAACTGACTTAGGATTATAAGGTTCCACAATTTTCTTGGCTTTTTCAAGAGTAGAACCTCCCTGAACAACATCATCTATAATCCAAACATTCTTGTTTTCAACATACTTTCTATCAAGATCAAGAGGATATGTTACTTCAACATATCTTTCTGAAACAGTTTTATCTTTATAAGAAGATAAACCAATGTACCCAATTAAAGGATTGCTATAACACAATAACCTGAGAAGCTGATGAGCTACGTATACTCCTCCTTTTAGTATAGCGATAAGGCACAAATCCTCTTTACTATATGCTTCAATATTTATCCACATGTTCGTAATATCTGCATCAACATATCTTTTAGATCGAATTCGAGTAATTTCTTCAGGAGGTATCATATCGAATCCTTTTCAACTTTTGTAACTAAACTTTCACCGTCAATCTTTCTTACAAGATAACTATTATCAGCAATTTCTGCTAGTTGTTTCTCATGAGTAACAAAAATGAACTGAGTATCAAACATTTCTGAAAGTTGATGCAAAACATCTCCAAACAAAGACAAATGAGTGCTATCCAAGTTCCTTAAAGGTTCATCTACAATAAAACAATTTCTAGTTTTTGGAGACCTTATTGCCCAACAAACTAATCTCAACACAAATGAAACAACATCTACAACACCATATCCAAGTTCATCATCTTTCAATAAATGTTTCTTACCATCAACTATAACATACATTGAAATCTCAGGCTGATTTCTAGAAATATTACTCTCTATCTTGAAGGAATAGTTATCATTAAAGACATACTGAAGGACTTGAGTAACAAGTCTTTCAAAAATCTGCTTGAACTCTTCCTGAGCAAGTACTCCTACTGTATTCATCACATCTAAACTTTCATTCAGTATAGATAAATCAGTTTGCAAAGCAGCAATGTTCTTCTCAAGTTGTTCTTTCTCTTTGAGGAGAAACTCTTTAGTAGCCTTCTTAGATGCTAAAAACTTCTCATACTTGCTCAAGTCCATTCTATGAGCCCTTTTAATATCATTATACTCTAGAAGATAGAAAAACAATCAGCATTCTGAATAGTACTAAGTAGATTATTCATCAATCTCATCAGCAGAATTTTCTCTATGAGCTTCAGCACATTCGACACAAGCGGGAACTTCTCGAACTATCTCCCATCCTTGAATTCCTTCAGAGTAAACCTTTCTCCTTCTCTTAGTAACTACTTTATGCATCCTCTCTCGAGGACCTACTTGTCGTCCACAAATCTTACATATAAACATTTCTATTTCTTCCTATATATCACAATCATAGTTCCTATTGGTAGTCCTCCAGGAGGAAGAATAAGAGGTTCTTCTAATTCAAAGATAATCTTATTCTCTCCTTCCCCATCCCAAGTTTCCCAGTACTTCTTTCCAGTAATCTCATCCTTTCTAAGTACTGCATAACCTATTCTATCTTCTTTCTGACTTCGAGAGAATAATCTCTTGAATAATCTTATCATCAGCAAATCCTCTAATCTTCTTCCTTCTCTTCTTGTATACCAAGCTTTTGGATTAATTCTTCTCGTGATTTTATAAAACTTTCTCTCACCTTGACTGGGTCAGCAAGAGCTGCTAAATGCTCTAATGAGAAGAAGTGTTTTCTAAGCTCTTCTCTTGAATAAAAATTAATATCACAAATTCCACAACGTCCGACAAATTCTTTTTTATCACTCATCTGATGTTCCTTTCTCTACTCACTTGTTTATAGTGGCGAAAGAGATAATTTCTTCCATCTTATCAATAAGTTCCTCAATTTCTTTCTTCTTCTGAAGAACTTCATTATTTAACTCTTGAAGTTTTTCTTTTGCTTCTTCAAGTGAATCAACTTTGAATCTTTCCTTAAGTTGTTGGAGAAGTTGATCTCTTTGACCTTCTTGTCTTGCTTTCTCTTGTTGTAACTTCTGGATCTTCTCTCTTTTCAATTTCAGCTCTTCAAGAATATTATCCACTATTAAACTCCTCACAATCAATCTTTTTCTTCTCTCTTACCTTTTATCTTTATTAACTTCTTCAAGACACTCATCAATAACTCTTGCTACTCTTTCATCTGAATTTCGTTCTTTAAGAACTCTCAAAAGAACATGTTTCCAACTTCCTTGTTTCTGATTACTCCGGGTTTTCAATTCTTCAATAAATTGAGTAAGAACAACTGAATCTCTTTTCTCTGGTCGAGCAAGATTAAATACTTTTTCAACTGGCTCAACATCTAGTTCTACTACTTCGGATTCTTCTGTCTCTGTATCGAATATAACAACTGCAGGTTTATGTTCTAGATCAAACTTTGAAATTGTTTTTCTAACAAGAGCTCCGGAGTTTATAATAGTTCTACCATTCCAAGTTTCAATAAATCGATAATGATAATCTCCAGCAATAACTAAATTATAATTAGGATACTTCCTAAGAAATCTTATAGGACTCTCTAACTCTTGTCCAGGATAAAGAGGTCTATTTCCTATCATTCTATGAGTTATAAGAATATTATAACTATCTTCAAAAGGCTCAGGAATCTCCTCACCAAAAGAAGCTCCGTATATTACTACAGGAACTTTAATATCTTCACTAATTGTTCCGAGCACGTATTGATTACTATCTTGTATCCTAATTACTTCAGCAGATTGCAAAACCGCAAGTGGACTATTAGTAAGTGTATATAAACTATGACCACTAATATCATGTTGACCTGCAACACAGTGTATTTTTACTTTGTATTCTCTTAAAAGTGCAATTATAGTTGATTTTACTCTGTTTGCTACTGTAGGAGTATCAAAGAAATCCCCGGCTTGGATAATACACTGACACTTTTTACTTGTAAATATATCTAAAGATTGCGTAAATTTCTGTATCTGTGTCTCAAAGTAGTTATCCAGACGACGTTCTGGACTTCTATTAGTAAAATGAAGATCACCAAGAATTCCTAACTTCATTCTGAAACCTTCTTCAACTTACCGTTAATAACACTAAGCTTTTTATTTAATAACCCTTTAAGAAGAAGGAACAACAAGTCTATATCTACCTTGTAAATCTGAGTATCTAACTTATCTCTTCCAGATTGAATTCTCTCTTCCTCTTCAAGAATTGAATCCACCATATCCTTAACTAAAACTCGTTCGCTGTTTGAGAGCAAAATATCTCCATACAATAAGCTTCCAAGAATAAGATTATCTCCATGAAGAAGAACAAGAGACTCTGCATGATCAAATCCACACTTCTTAAGAGCTTCATAACAATGAATCCAATCGTCAGTTCGTACAAATACTACAGATTCCATTTCTATCCTCGCAATTTCTGTTCTGAAACAAGAGTTTGTACCCAACCATCTGCAACTGCATTACATAAAAGAACAGGTTTATAATTTGTTCTCTCTAGTGAAAATAAATAATGATTCTTTGTTAACTTATCTACTAACTTTTTCTCACACTTCTCTAATGGATTATTATGAAAGTGTCCAAAAATATTAATTGTTTTACTGTATCCTCCAAGTTTAGGAATGTCTATGGGTCTATGTGATAGTATAACTCTTTGATACGAAAATTGATGATTACTTTCCTTCATCTTTACTATAACAGCAGCAAAATCTAAAACAGCAGTAAATCCATGATTTAAATACCAATTTAGTTTCTCTTTATCATGATTTCCCCTAATAAGAATTTTTTGACCAGGTAAATCACGCACACAATCAAAAAACTCATTCTTTCTTCCAAAATAGACATCCCCTCCATGAAAAACTAAATCATCAGAAGCAATCATCTTCCTCCAATGTTCAATTATTAATTGATTAAAATTACTCGGCCTATTACAATACTTGCACAGATTCATATGACAGAAATGTGTATCAAAAATAATCCAAGTTCTCTTAGCTCTCTGATACATCTACTCTATCCTTTATTAAGTGGAGTTTCCTCTCTTCTGACAACTCGCTCCCACAATAAGGACAAACACTCAACTGATTCATAAGATTTAATTTTTCGTTTTCCAATGATTGGAGCTGACAACTAAGATTAAAAATTCTTTCTTCACTAGTTTCCAACTTCTCTAGAATAGAAGTGAGGACTTTAAGCTCTTCACATACATTATTATACTTTCGAACCTCAGTACTAAAATCCAGAATTTTGCTAGTATTTTCTGGTAACTGAATACTTTGTATACTCTTTAAATCATCAAGTAGCTTTTCTAAAAAGTACTTTCTCTCTTGAAGATCTGTAAATGCTGAAGTTATACTACTACAATATTCAATAATCTGATCAACATCATCAGGAAGTTGTATAATATTCTTTTCTATTCTTTCTAGTTCAACAGCAAGAGTACGTAACTCATTTTGTTCTATCTGTAATTGTTTAACAACACTAATGAGAGAATGAGCTTTCTCTAGTTTCTCCTTAAATTCATCAAGATTTATCTTAGAAATCTCTTCTAATCTTTCAGCAATCTCTTTCAGTTGTTCTTGGCAACCAGATATCTCTCCTGACTTTGCTCTAATCTTACTTCCTAAAAGTTTAACTACCTTATCTACTTCGTCCAGTTTAGTAATAGATCTCACATAAACAGCAACCTGTCCAGGAGAATCAAAAACTAAAAAATACTGTTCCTTCTGTTTCTGTATAGTTATATCAGAAAGATTGAGAACTTCTAGAATAGGCTCAGGAGGATTGCTTCCGAAAGCCTTAAAAGAAATATCTTTCTCCTTTACACTAAGGATATACTTATTCTCACCATTTCTTGTTTTTACTCGTGTAATGCCTGTTTGTTCTCCCTCATCTTCAACAACTACTTGAACAACAGTTTGGTCTTCTCCATAATATATAATATTTTCTCCCAAAGGTCTATTAGTAGCAATCCAATTAAGAGCTCGAATTATGTTTGATTTTCCATTATCAGACTCGCCCACAATAACATTTACTTGAGGAGAGAACTCAAGCTCAGTATCCTTGTGACTCCGGAAGTTAGTTAATACTAAACTTTTTATCATTTTAGAAATTCTCAGATAATATCTTAAACAGATACTCAGGAGTTTCTTTAACCATAATTATTTTGTTGCCAAGGTCTATAAGAGACCCTTTCTTAGGAAGAGGTGTGCCTGTGGGGCCAGATAACTCTCCGGGAACTTCAATTTCAGTAATTCCAACAATCTTATCAACTGCTAACCAGAAAGGCTTCTCCATACTATTCTTATTATCAATTAAATTAATCTCTAGAAATCTCATAATAATTCTCCTAATAGATCAGATTTCACCTTTTAAATGTCGCCTCCCCCATTCCGCGATAAGAAGTGCATCAGATCTTCCATCAAGTTTCCTCCCACGAGGAGTTTTAAGTTCTGCATCTGGAAAGAGCTGTGAAGCTATTTCATAACTCTGTGTCTTTGTAGTTCCTTTTTCTTTTGTTATCTTAAAATACTTCTGCCACTCTTTTGACCTAACAAACTCAGAACGAATTCCCCTCATCATGAGCATTCCATGAAGAAGACCTTCACATCTCCCGAGACTCCAAGATGCTTGAACATTATATCCAAAAGGAAGAGCTTGTGTCTTTTCAATAAAAACCAAAGTACAATCAACAGGAAACTCTAAAATGATAGAGCAAAGTTTTCTTACATCATAAGCAAGTTTTGAAGATTTCCCTTTCTTAACAGAAAAGGTAGACATATCATAAAGGAATATAATCTTGCCTTCTTTATTTATTGCAGCAATAGCTCCTTGCAATCCTATATCAATACCTACAATCATTTTATCTTTCCTTCAAGAAGAAACTGTTCAAAACTACGAAAGGAAGTAAAAATCTTCTTACTATGACACAGGAGCCACGGATGCTTCTGATCTCCATTCATAACTATTAGATACACAGGAATCTTGTATAGATTAGCATAAACAATCTCCATAACTACCTCATAATAAACATCATCAGTAATCAGACCTATCAGAGCTTTACATTTTCGTAGTTGTTTAAGATTTTTAGATACTATATCTACTGGATCAGTTTCCTCATGTTTCTTCTTTTGATCAGGAACATCGTAAAATGGATTAAGGAGATTTATCTTATACTTCTTTTCTACGTACAGTTCCCATTTTCTAATTTCGGCTCTAGAAGCGAAAGGATGAGCTAAATATAACTTTTTATTCCACATCTCGCCGTCCTCTTTATTCTTAAAACTATTCTCATCCCACGCAAATCTCATAACAAGAAGTAGATATGTACCTACCAATCCAGCAATAAGAAAGAAGGACATATGCCATGTCCACCACAACATCACCACACCCTTGATTTGCGCTTTTCAGCTTTATAGACCTCTTGCCAAACTTTCCACACTTCAGCACGGAGTTCCATCTCAAGATTGTTTTCTTCAACGTATCTAATTGCAGT